ACAGAAAGGCGTATGAATCAGGAGATACGGATCAAGTCCTTGAAGCGCAGCAAAAAATTGCTGAAGTGACGCTAAAAATAGACAAAGTTCGTAATTTTAAGCCTCAAGCATTGCCACCCGAACAACCTTATGTTCCAATAGCACAAACTCAGGTTAGACAACAGCAACCTGAACCTGATCCAACCGCAGTAACATGGGCGCAAAAAAACCCGTGGTGGGGTCAGAACAAACAAATGACAGCCCTAGCGCTGGCAACGCATCAAGAAATGGTTGAAAACGGCGAAGTGATGATTTCCTCGCCGGAATATTACAGACGCCTCGATGAGACAGTCCGTAAACGTTTTCCAGATTACTTTGGCGAAAGCGAAACAGAACGACAGCCACGTTCAAACTCGGTTGTAGCACCCGCTACCCGCAGTACATCCCCTAAACAGATACGTCTTAGGCCTTCGCAGGTTGCTCTAGCGAAAAAATTGGGCATATCGCTTGATGACTACGCGAAAGCGGTTAATAAATTGGAGTCCTAAATGACAGACCAAACGAGATTACCTAGAGAACTGATGACCCGTACAGCGGAAGAGCGCCCCAAGCAGTGGACTCCTCCAAGCCTTTTGCCAGAACCTGATGTAGAAGCCGGGATGTCTTACAGATGGATACGTGTTTCTTTAAATAATAATGCTGATCCCAAAAATGTGTCTTCGCGTTTGCGTGAAGGTTGGGAGCCAGTAAAACTTGAAGAACAACCGAAATTTAGACTGCTAGTTGACCCTGATAGCCGTTTTAAAGACTGCATTGAGGTTGGCGGGCTATTGTTATGCAAGACCCCAACAGAATTGGTTGATCAGCAACAGGCTTATTACCAAAATCTGACTCGAGCAAACGAGGATGCAGTAAACAATAGTCTCATGCGTCAAAGTGATGCGCGTATGCCTCTCTTTAGAGAAGGCAAATCAAGCGTCAGCTTTGGAACAGGTAAATAAATTTAATGGAGATTTAAATGGCTGCTTATCCTTCAGTACCAGCCCCTTACGGGCTAAAGCCGATTAATCTTATTGGCGGTCAGGTTTTCGCAGGATCAACTCGCAAGTTACCGATTCTGTATAACTATGGCACCAATATTTATTACGGCGATTTTGTAACTCAATCTCGTGGTTATGTACAACGCGCAACCGTTACCACTGGTACTGGTTTGAACCAGACCATCGGTATCTTCTTGGGCTGTTCTTACACCAACCCCGTAACCAAGCAACTGACCTTCTCACAGTATTATCCCGCCAACACAGCCGCAGGCGACATTCAAGCGATTGTGACTGACGATCCTGATACCGTGTTTAAAGCAGTGATGATTACAGCAACTGGCGGTTCAACCGTGGGTTCAGCTAATACTTCATTGATTGGTCAAAACGTATCTGCAACCGACTTGGCTGGTAGTTTAAACACAGGTGATTCTTCAAACGGAGTCCTGACTCCGTATGCAACCCCTGTTACCACCACCTTGCCTTTGCGTATTATTGATCTAGTGCGTGATACCGCTGTTCCTCTAGGAACCGCAACGTATTCATCTATCAGCACTGCGACCATTACTACAACTGCTGGTATTCCTTTTGCGTTGCCCGTAGGTACTGAAGTGGGTTCATTGAATTCCGCAGGTCAGTACATCGGTTCTGGTTCATTTGTGATTGGCGCTGGCGATGGTACTTCTGTTGCCGCAGGTTCTACCTCCATCATCTTGAACCAAGCACCTGTGACTGCGTTTGCATCTAGCGCAACCTTGGTGTTCACTCAATATCCAGAAGTGTTAGTAAAATTGCAGTTTGGTCTGCATGCTTACTACTCTGCAACTGGCAAAGCTTAAGGAGTAATTTAACATGGCAATTTCACGCGCACAGCTACTTAAAGAATTACTCCCCGGACTGAATGCATTGTTCGGCTTGGAGTACGCTCGTTATGGTGAAGAGCATAAAGAAATTTATGAAATCGAGACCTCTGAGCGTTCGTTTGAAGAAGAAACCAAACTGTCTGGTTTCTCTGCTGCACCTGTCAAGGCTGAGGGCAACGCCATCGCTTATGACAATGCGCAGGAAGCTTGGACTGCTCGCTATCAGCACGAAACCATTGCATTGGGTTTCTCGCTGACAGAAGAGGCTATCGAGGACAACTTGTATGATTCTCTATCGGCGCGGTATACCAAAGGTCTGGCTCGCGCTATGGCGTATACGAAACAAGTTAAGGCGGCAGCTATTCTGAACAATGGCTTCTCATCGGCTTATCTCGGCGGTGATGGCGTATCTTTGTTTAGCACTGCTCACCCCTTGGTCAACGGCGGCACTAACGCAAACACTCCTTCTACCCCTGCTGACTTGAATGAAACCGCGTTGGAAAACGCTGTGATACAGATCGCTGCATGGACAGATGAGCGTGGTTTGCTGATCGCTGCTAAACCCCGTAAGTTGATTGTTCCTCCCGCGCTCCAGTTCGTTGCAACTCGTTTGCTCGAAACCAAATTGCGCGTAGGTACCAACAACAACGACATTAACGCTATCGAGAACAACGGTTCGATCCCTGAAGGCTACACGATCAACCACTTCTTGACCGCGACTAATGCGTGGTTCTTGACCACTGACGTACCTAACGGCTTGAAGATGTTCGTTCGTACCCCGCTGCAAAACAGCATGGACGGCGACTTTGATACCGGTAACGTGCGTTATAAGTCTCGTGAACGTTACAGCTTTGGATATTCTGATCCTCTAGGCGTATACGGTTCATATTGATGCAAAAAGGGGGTGTAAAGCCCCCTTTCTTGTTGTATAGTTTAAACATCTAGGGATTTCATCCTTACCGCCACTGCCCTAGCAGACGATGCAACGATTGGTAAGGTACTTTTGCATAAGGAATTATCATGGGACGTAGTACATTTGAAGGTCCAGTATTATCTGGTGATCAACGTTTTGGCCCCCAACGCGATGTGGGTACGGTTGTTTTGGCACAAAACGTATTTATGGATTTCTCTAACTCTACCGCTGGTACTGCAAACTACGGCGGTGGATCGGGAATCTTTGTTGACTCTAACGGTATTCCTAACCAAGCCGCTACGATTTGGACACCTCAGAGCGGTGCGTACAGTTCAACTGGACCTACCGTTGCATCATCGCCTACTGCGGATGCTTCTGGAACAAACTATCGTGGTTGCACGTTCTTGCTGCCACAGAACTCCAACATCATTGATGTGATTGTGGATGTAGGTTCAATGCCCTCTGACGGCACACATACTGTTACCGCTATTCAGCCCTATGTTTCAAACAACTTCATCACCACAGGTAATGGTGTATATGGAAGCGTTGCTTCTATTTCTGCTGCGGGTCGTTCAAACGCAACCTTTACCGCTACTGCGACCGCCAACTCTCTTGTTCAGTTGGATAACATTAACGGTACGCTGCAAGATGTTCAAAACATTCAGCCCGGACAGCAGCCTACTTGGTTCTCACAAGTGGTGGTAACTATGGCGATGACAGTTGCAAGTTTGACCTCTGTAAACTCAGGTCTAATTAACGTAACGGTTCGTTATACACAGTACGATCCTAACGTTGGCAACATCAATACTTACCCCTACGGTAACTTTGACTAATAAATCTGGGGGCTTCGGCCCCCTTTCGTAAGGGGATTTATTATGGCAAACGTAGTAAATACAAACAATTCGGTTAATTCTATTAGCCGACAAGCCCGGACTGAGCCATTTGATTTACAAGTCTCTCGCGGTCAAATTACCGGTCATCAAACATTAAGTTTGTTTGGGTATCAATCTGCGGTTGGAAATACAAAGATTCCGGTGTGGGAAAATGCAACTGCTTATACTTATATCACATCAGCTTCAACGCTTACACTAACAAGTTCTTCTACATCAGATGATACTTTAGCAAGCGTGGTAATCAACGGTTTGGATTCCAACTTCAAACCAATTTCTGAGATTATTTACTTAAACGGTACATCAAACGTAACAACCGTTAATAGCTATTTTAGAGTCAATAGCATGTTGATGATTTCCCCGGGAACGGGTCAAAGCACGAACGTAGGCACGATCACTTTAAAGCAATCTTCAAATATTGTTTCACAAATTAACGCAGGGATTGGAAAAACGCAAAGCACCGTTTATACAGTTCCCGCCGGATTTTCGTTTTATTTGGACTTTGCGGAAGTAAATACTTCTAATAGTTACACATCTTCTAACATTGTTACTTATTCTGTTCAAGCAATTAACAATGTGACCGGTGTAAAACTGAATGTTTTACAACAGCCTTTTGTTTCTATTTATACGGCAAATAGAAGTTCTGACCCATTTTTGTACGCAGAAAAAACTGATGTTCAATGGCAATTAGTTACAAGCACAGCTACGACCATTGCCGCTGGAGTCATCATTGCTGGTAAATTAATTTCTAACGGAAGCTAATATGGCTGGCGCATGGACACGTA